TACTGCGAATCTAGTATTTTCGTCAACCTCATCTGGTAAATTGTTTAATGAAAACATCCTATCTTCTAATGTCAATATCTGCATAATTCCTTATTTTTGCCAGTCTATCTTTTCAATATTGAAAGGATACTTGGCTTCCTTATAAAATTTCTTTCTTTCTGTAAGATGTTTTTTTGCATATTTTGTTGTTGCAGTCACATCCCAAATTTGGACGAAGTCTTTGTCGTCTGCTTTCCGAATACCGCGTCCAATTGATTGTATAACGCGAACAAAACTTTTTCCGGGCTCAAGAAGAACAAGATTAAAAATACGGGGGATATTAATACCCACAGCGGCCACACCGTAAGTCGCCACAATAATCTTTTTATCAGCAGTTGCCACCTCATCGTATTCCTCTTTTCTATCTTTGGTTTTTACTTCGCCGGAAATAAACACAGAATCTTCTATGTTACTACATATTATACGTCCTGATTCTATTCTGTCAACCAGTACAAGTGTATTTCCGCCTTCAGATATAGTCTTAATTAACTTGCTGATATTGTTCATCCTAGTTTCATCTGTAACTAGATATTTTAGTTCTTCTGGGTAAGATTTAAATTCTTTCCATTCAGAAGTTTGTAGAATATTAACATGACAATTACTTAATACACCTTTTTCTTGAAGTTCGTGTGCTTTAACTGTATGAACAACCTCACCTAATCCCGCCTTAATATTTTGAAAGTCTATATCATCTTTTGGCACCGTACCAGTCAACCCCCAGCGTATAGGAGCATTAGCCATATAGTTGGTCAAGAGTTTCTTTAGGACATCGGCTTTGGCCATATGAACTTCGTCGACCATTACACAATTAACACCGTCTAAAAACGTAGCAAGGTCTAAAGAATTGTAATTATCTTGAGATTTTTTTTCTAAAATATTGAGACTTTGCCATGTGCAAATAGTATGTGTTTTGCCAAGGTCTTTACGATCACCGTAGTAAACGCCCACGTCTAATTTACAGTTAATAAAGTCTTCTTCTGTTTGTTCAACTAAACTCTTGTTAGGAACAATGGTTATTGTTCGACCGTATTTTTCACAAATTTTACTCAAAGTTGCAGTGGTAATGGTCTTACCAAACCCAGTGGCAATCTCTTGGATACATTGAGGGTTTTCGAGGAACTTGTTAACCACTTCTACCTGATCATCACGAAGTCTAATCTTTTCTCCAGCAAATCGATGTCCTACAGGCCATGTTTGGTCACCCCAGTAATCTTCAGAAATTTTGGTGAAATTTAAGGCCAAAGGAACCCGAAGATCTTCAACCAGCGGATCATACCCTTGACTGATCAATTCTTGAATAACCTCAGGGAGCATACTCATATAGGTAGTTCCGCCAAGCCCAAAAAATGAAGTGCATCCATCCCAGCGTCCTAGTTTGTAGGCCGGAAGATACCGTGCTTTTTGGTCAAAATACTTGAATTTTTTAACCAATGATTTACGGGTGTCTAAGTCAAGACCTTCAATCTTTACATTGACTTCATCCCTAATAATAATTTTACAATTGATACTCATTTTTTCCTATTGGTGTATTTGACTTGGTCTGGAAAATCAACAAGGTAACTTTGTAGTGAGTAATGAACCCCAGGCAACGCCCCTAGATTTATCACTAGTTTAAAATCTATTTTACTTTTTACAATAGGTTTTGGAAGTTTATGACTAACAAACACAAATTTGGTGTCTTCGGTAACAGGACTGTTCAGTCCTTGCTCTTTGATTAGTTCATTAAAAATTCTGTCAACGGTGTTGTCTGTTCTAAACATCACAGAAATCTGGTTTTTTGTGAAATTTTTGGCGGAAAGGTAAGTCCACCATTTACGTAGGTGAACAATTTCACTGCCTGGAGGGATAATGATTAGTGTAGGGGTTAGCAGGTCAATCAACTCATCAAAAATTTCAATTCCGTGCTCATCCCCGTTAATTTCTAAATCCATAGATTCTGAAGAATTTAGGAATTTTTTGGTGAAAATGGAAAAATTGCCATTTTCTAAGACCTCATTGATTCCGGAGTCCCAGGTAGTAATACCATACCTTTTTGCGTGATACAAACTTTCCAAAAAATTCATATTTTCAGGTTGGGGCACCGAAGGATGTGTATTTTTAAAATAAAACAATTCATCCTCATATTTCAGTTGAGGCACAAAATCCTCAAAATTTACCAAAATTTCGTCAATTTGGTCAAAAATTGCTTGTGTCTGATCACAGGCCTCAAAATCTTGAGGTACTACTTCATTTTTTAAGAATATGGCCGCACGTTCGGTTAGCGGAAATGTCCAAAATTTGTTTTCGCTGTCCCATGTTGCTGAGTCACCAAACTGCCTATTGTTAAAAGACCTCAATTTTCCCACCAAATTTTCATCATATGGAAAACTGACTGAGAATTTTTTTGTGTCTTTGTCGAGGACGGTAATTTTTTTAGGTTGTGGTTCAATTTTCCTCACTCCCAGTCTCAAAGTCGGAGTGGTAAGGTGCGGAAGCACATCTCCCTTCATATATACTGACAATGGTATGTGGTATTTTTTCAGTAATTTTAGACTCATGTCTAATTGTTTTTGTGTTAGACCTTTGCCCATCCAAATTTGATCAGAAAAACTGTTAAACAGAACAAGATCTCGGTTGTGAACACCGGAGATATGACCAGATGCGTGGATAATGTCTTCTAAAAACATAAAATTCCTTAAACTTGGATATCTTCCATACCTGCTGTACGCAGTTTGATGATATTACCGATTTGCCACTGTTTGATGTCAAGGCCTTTGATAATGCCTAACCACTGATTACGAAGTAAAGCAAATTCGTTGATGATTTTTTCCATATCAACAACATCTACATCGCCTTCTACGTATTTTTCCACGTCTCTTGAACTAAGAGCACGTTGATAGTTTTCTAAATATTTGCGAAATGTTTTAGAACGAATTCTACGAAGTTCGATATTCAAATATTCTAATATGCCTTCAATTTCTTGAAGTTGATTGAATCGTTGTTCCACTATACCCGGCAAAGAGGAAGAGGCTTTTTCTACAACACCGTAGATTTTAACCTCTTTCCTTGCTTCGTCAAGTTGAGTATAATAATGATCGATACAGTCCGGAAGATGAGCAATATCCTTGCTCACCTTTGAGTACCAATTCATTAATGTTCCTCATCTTCCTCGTAATCGTCTTCGTCTTCTTCGTCCTCAAAGCCACTTTCTTCCTCAACTACATGACGAATTGCTTCGTCAAGATGAGAATCATAGCCAATAAGACTTTCAAGAACAGAAGCGGTTACATCTTCCTTTTCTAACAAAAAATCGACATATTGATTTGCCGCCATGTCTTTATTTTTTTCCGGGATATACTCTTTAAATGTATCCCAAATTTCCATAATTAATGCTTCATCCATTATGCTTCCTCTGTTTCCTCAGTTGGAACGGTTGTAGTTAATAAACTTTCATCCCATTCTTCCATAATAACTTTGAGTTTATCCTCAGTCCAGTTTTTACGAAATTCTGACATGACTTCGCCTGACATCTTACTTATATATTGTAACTTATTTCCTGACTTTGTCAAGATATTTTTTTTCTCAAATAAGTCCACTAATCCTGAAGTAGGTTTCATACCTGTTGAGTAAGGAATTTGAACTTGTACAGTTTCAAAAGGCTTACTGTAACGAGTTTTCATAACCTTACAAGCACTTCGGATACCTAAAACATCAGTGACTTTGTTACCATTTTCGTCTTCTTTTAATTTTAACTTTTTCATGGCAACTACAATAGAACTTGCATAAACAAATCCTTGTCCACCTGAGATCTTGTCATCTGGGTCAAACATATCCTGGCTTGCATATGTATGATTAGTACATACAAGACCAACATTGTAACTTCCAAACATATTAACACAGTTACGAACTAGGGCTGTAAGTGCTTTTGGCTTACGGCCCATATCACCCTTAAGATCACCTGCTTCAAATTGATTGACATCGGTTGGGGTAAGCAACATGCCAAGTGAGTCTATGACAAACAAGATCTTAGGACGTTCTTCTTGAGGCATACTTTTATACTCTTTCATGAACTCATTAATTGTCTTTGCGACATCATCAATCATAGCCATGTTAAGTTTTAGAAGTTTATCTTCTTTAGTAGATACACCTAAATCATGTAACCATTTTTCGTCTAGTGCATTTTCGCTATCAACTAGGATAACATAAATGTCTTGTTCTTGAGCATGGCGTATAAGATTACCACTACAAATATAACTTTTACCTGCTCCAGATTCTCCAGCAAACACTGTTACCTTACCAAGAGGAACTCCTTTATAAAAGTCTCCACTGATAAGATAATTGAGTGCATAATTGCCAGTTGATATCCAGTCTGTAGGATCGTTAAATCCTACTCCTAAACCATCAATAGATTTAGTCAAAGATTTACGAAACTTCGAAATATCGAAGGCTTTATTCATTTACTGATCTCCAATTAAGCGTTTTGACGACTACGGATCATCTTTAAGATGTCCTGAGCACGACTGCCTGCTTCTGATTTAGTATCTTCAGTTGCTACTGGTTTAGCAGTAGGAGTTGGTTCAAATGGAGGATCTTCTTCATCGACACTACTTGATACAGCGGCAGGAGCACTTGTTTTTGGTGCGGCATTGTTACTATTAAATCCTGCTGGTTTGAAATACTGTCCCCAACGTTCTGCATCATATGCTTTACCGTTTACAGATGCTTCAAACATTTCCATCATAACTTTCAATTCAACTTCACCTGGTTTCTTAGGCAAAAAGTCTTTCAAGTTAAATGTGCCGTACTGTTTAATAGCGGCATTTTCTTCTTCGCTCAAAGCACGTTCACGACGAGCCCAGTTACTAGTAGAGTAGTCAGCATAACCGCCTTTACTAGTTTTAGTAATACGGAAATCTGTACCACGCAGGAAGTCTGTTGGAATTTCTTCCATATCTGGATCTAACAAAGCGGCTTTAACAATGTTAAAGATTTGACTGCCAATGATAAATCGGCGGATTGGATTCTCAGGAGTCTTGCCTTCTTCTTTGAAAGCACTTTCGCCTACAAAACCTTGGAACAAATAACTACGCTTCTTCCAATACTTACGACCTTGTTCTTCCAAAGATTTATCTTTAAACCAAGGACGTACTTCAGAAAG